AACAGTAATCCCCAAACAGTCCAGGTGTCCTTTAATGTAACCGATCTGGCGTTCGAACTTCGGCGCGTTTGCACAAACGGGGTATGGAGTCCTTGGGAGTGGGTCAATCCCCCCATGCAGTTAGGCGTCGAGTACCGCACCGTGGAGCGGTACAACGGCAAGCCTGTGTATGTCAAAGCGATAAACTTTGGGGCATTGCCTAACAATGCTAATAAATCTGTGGAGCACGGCGTAGAAGATATGGGAATATGTTTTGAACTCTTTGGAAATTCTTCCCCAAACAGTGCTCCGTCGATTGGCGTAAATTTGATTGGAGATAGCAGGGTTACCGAAATTTACCGTGCCGGCAATGTCATCTATATTGGCTCTCATGTAGCTTTCCAAACGTCTAGTGCTATTGTTGTCATGAAGTACACCAAAACCACGGATTAAGGAGGGCACTATGAAGATCATCAAATACCAGCTGGCGACAGAGATCAACCACGGCACCCCCGAGGAGCCTGACATCGAGACGGTGCTCTCCGGTGTTACGATGCCCTACACGGAGGCGAATTACGCCATCGCCCAGGCTGAAGCCTATCAAGGGCAGATTACCGTAGAGGACGATGGACAGCCGGAGCCGGCACCGGCCCCGGAGTATGTGACCTATGCAGAACTTGCGAAAGCAATCAGAGAGGGCGTGAACGAAGTATGACAGACAAGCAGTTTGTACTTACCACCATGCGGGATACCGGGCTTGCGAGGGCACAGACCCTCCAGGCCCAAGCCCCGGACATGACGGGGACGGAGCTGTATGCCTCCGAGGACTACATCCCCAGCTTTACGGCGGCCTGTGAGGCCATGAACATGCTGGAACGCAAAGCGGGCTTTGTCTGCCGGTCCACGGCGGGACGTGTGGTGCGTCTCCTCCAACCCTATGACAGCACCATCTACAACACCCAGGAGCCGGAGGAGCTGGAGGCCCAGTGGGGCTTTGTATGGTCCACAGACCCGGCCAAGGCCCTGCCGTTTATCGCCGTCTCCACTTCGCCGTATATGACCGGGGATTGCTGCACCTATGAGGGCCACGTCTGGCGCTCCGGGCAGGACTTCAATGTGTGGGAACCTGGAAGCGTGGGCGTGAAGTGGGAGGATTTGGGGGAGGTGTCCAATGGCTGACGAGAAGTGCGTTAGAGACCCCCGGCATGACTGCTTTGGCCTGGAAGCAGCAGCCCGTCTGGAGGGGCGTATCAAGGCTCTGGAGGACTGGCAGCAGGACTCCAAGAAGTTCCATAATTCGTTCTATGACTGGCAGCGGGAACAGATTGCCCGAGACGCCAAGCTGGACGAGCAGCTTTCCAACATGGATAAAAACATCGAAAAGCTTCTGGCAAAGCAGGAGGAACAGGCGGCAAAACCAGGGCGCCGCTGGGAGGCCATCGTGGACAAGTCCGTGTGGGCGGTGCTGGCGGCTGTGATTGCCTTTGTCCTGGCTCGTATCGGATTATAAGAAAGCGACGCCCCCGAAGGAGCGCCGCAAGCCCGTAGTATTCGTTGTCTCCGTCCATTGCGACTTAACGCGGAGGGAGCGCTATCAAAACAGCACACGTCTGCACAACGGGCAATAACATCTTACATCATTAGAAACCGGCGGTCAAGCCGGATATTTGAAAGGAGCTACCAATCATGAACAAGACCATCAATAACATCATCAATGACTTCAAGAGCGGCAAGATTACTGCGGAGGATGCCAACAAGCTGCTGGTTGAGGCTGGCGCCGGATTCTCCCTGAACCCCGAAAAGAACCCCGATGGCGGATGGACCGAGGCAGAGATGACGGAGGGATTCCTTCCCGGCGAGGAAAAGGAGCCTCTTCCGGACAAAGTAGACATGGGCCGAAATCAGGCGCTTGCCGGACAAGTGGTTCGCCAGAATACCAAGCGCGGAAAGTTTGATGTGACCTATGATGCAGACGGTTATGCCGTCAAGGCCATCCGAGTGTAATCGGGAGGTCTGATATGGACATTTCCTCTCTTGGCATCACCGGAGTGGCGGCTATCACCGTCATCTGCCTGCTGATTGGGCAGGGCGTGAAAGCGTCCTCTCTGGACAGCAAGTTCATCCCTATCATTTGCGGTGTCTGCGGTGCTGTGCTGGGTGTGGTAGGTATGTTCCTTATGCCGGACTTCCCGGCCACGGACTACATCACTGCGGCGGCTGTGGGCATTGTGAGCGGCCTGGCTGCTACCGGAGCCAACCAGGTAATCAAGCAGCTGGGAAGTGACAGTAAATGAGCTACACGATAAAGGAGCAGCTGGCGAACTCCGGGAACTATGGCGGTTCCCGGAACGCCAGCCAAATCCGGTATCTAGTGTACCACTACACCGGAAATGACGGGGACAGGGCGGCAAACAACGCAAAGTATTTTCAGAACAACATCGTCAAGGCCAGCGCCCACTACTTTGTCGATGATACTACAGTCTGGCGGTCTGTGCCTGATCTAAAAGTGGCATGGTCCGTCGGCGGCAGCAAGTACTCCAACGCCCACAAGACTGGCGGCGGCACCATGTATGGTGTTATCACCAACACCAACAGCCTTTCCATTGAGATGTGCGACACCATCCGGAACGGCGTCTATCAGGCCAGCGAAGCAACTCTTGCCAACGCTGCCGCCCTGGGCCGGGCACTGATGGAAAAGTATGGAATCCCCATTGAGAACGTGTACCGCCACTTTGATGTGACAGGGAAGCACTGCCCGTCGTACTTGGTGAGCGCCCAGAAGTGGGCAGAGTTCAAGAAGAGACTGGAGGTCAAGATCATGGACAATACACCCAGCGGCGCCCACAAGGAGGGCGTGGAATGGGCCATTGCAAACGGCATCCTGACAGGCAACAGCGAGGGGGACCTGATGCTCTCCCAGCCTGTCACCCGGCAGCAGATGTGTACGATGCTGTATCGGTTTTGGAAGCTGATCGAAAGGACGTGAAACTGTGGCAACTGCCCGTGTCAGATTACCGGATAGCCTGGATGGCCTTATGCGCTCCGAGATGGAGACGGCCATCCGGGAGGCCAATCTTGGGAACGACGACACGGACATTGCCAGGCGCTATCTGATCGACCAGGTCCCGCAAATCGACATTGCAGCGGAGTTCGGCTGGGAGCGGTCTACCATCTCTCACCGAGTCAAACGGATTCTCCACAAAGTTGAAAGCACAGCTCAAAAACTACATTTCACATAACTTCACCGAAACCCCGCTTGGGCACCACCCAGGCGGGGCCTTTTTTTGCGAAAATATCATCAGGAGGACGTAAGGAACAAGGGCTGGTACACGTCGCCGCCCTCCTTGCGGCCTCCTGATTTCACTGATAAGGACGTGTTTGATTTGATTTTGAATGGTGCTGAATTGGTGGCCCGGCTGGTGGCCTGCGGCTTCACGGAGTCCACAGCAAGAGACACCTGCGAGAAGTATGCGGCGGAGGGAGACTTCTCCGGATTGGAACGGTTTATCCGACAGAATGAGCTTTTGTATGACGACCGAAAGCAATATGTTTGAATTTTACAATCCGAACCCCTACGAGAAAAATGTGGGGGATTGTACCGTCCGGGCCATCTCGAAGGCGCTGGAGCAGGACTGGTACAGGACATATCTTGGCCTCTGCATTGAGGGCGCTGTGAGGGGTGATATGCCAAGCGCCAACGCCACATGGGGCGCTTACCTCCGGCGGCATGGCTTCCGGCGGGACATGGCGCCCGAGGATATGACCGTGGCGGAGTTTGCGATGGGGCATCCGCACGGCACTTACATCCTGGCCCTGTCCGGGCATGTAGTATGCCTGCAGGATGGTGTGATCTACGATACATGGCACAGCGAGAACGAGACCGTACTTTACTTCTGGCAGAAAGGATGACGTGAGATGCCGAACTATCCCTATTACTATCAGCCGTACCAACCGTATCAGCCGCCTATGGCGGACCAGCTGACGCAGCTGCGGCAGTCCTATCAACCCATGCAGCAGCCGCAGCAAGCCCCGGCATCTCCGTCTATTGTGTGGGTGCAGAGCGAGATGGAGGCGGCAAATTATCTGGTGGCGCCTAACTCTGCCGTTACCTTGTGGGACAGCAACGCCCCAGTGGTCTATCTCAAACAGGCGGACGCGAGCGGGAAGCCCAGCATGAAGATATATGACCTTGTAGAGCGCAATCAGCGGCCCGTACAGGCTCCGCAGGCTCCGGCGGTAGAGTATGCGCCCCTGTCTCGTCTGGAGGCGTTGGAGGCCCGCCTGGATGCGCTGGCGGCTACAAATACAGAGAAGGAGGGTGCGGAATGAATCCCTTTTTCCAGGCAATGGGCGGCAACAGACAGCCCAACATGATGCAGCAGTTTCAATCCTTCATGCAGCAGATGCGGGGCAAGGACCCTAACGCAATGATACAAGAGATGGTATCCTCTGGACGCATTTCCCAAGATCAGCTCAACCAAGTCCAGAATCAGGCCCAGCAGATGCAGGGCATGTTTGAGGGGATGCGGAGCATGTTCGGTAAATAACTTCGATCAAAATCCCGGCCGGGTTTTGAAAATAAATCTACAAAGGAGATAACACAATGAGTCTTTCTTCTGACGGCGCTGTGATGACCATGCCCGTGACTCCTGCCTATCAGGGCGGAAACGGCGGTTTCGGCGGCTGGGGCGGCGATTGGGCCTCCTGGATCATCCTGTTCCTGATCTTCGGCATGTTCGGCTGGGGCGGCTATGGCGGCGGCTGGGGTGGTAACTCCGGCAATGGCCTGGGTTCTCCCTCTGGTCAGGGTTGGGCCACCAGGGCCGACATCAACGAGGGCTTCGCCCTGAACGGCCTCCAGAACGGCCAGACCTCCATCCGGGATGCCGTGAGCAACGGCTTCCATGGCGTGGATACCGCTGTGTGCAACCTGGGCTATCAGACACAGGCGGGCTTTAACGCCATCGGCGCCCAGCTGGCGCAGTGCTGCTGCGATACTCAGCGGAGCATTGACGGCGTCCGGTACGACATGGCAACCCAGGCCTGCGATACCCGCAACACCATCCAGAACAGCACGCGGGACATCATCGACAACGCCAATGCCAACAGCCGCGCAATCCTGGACTTCCTGACTCAGGACAAGATCGCTACTCTGACGGCTGAAAACCAGAGCCTGAAATTCCAGGCTTCCCAGGCAGCGCAGAATGCTTTTATTACCGCCAACCAGGAGGCGCAGACTGCCGAGCTGATCCGCCGCATCAATCCCATGCCTGTCCCGGCCTATCAGGTGCCCAATCCTTATGCCGGATGTGGCTGCAACCCCTGCGGTTGCGGCTGCTAAAACCCAATACATCAACTTGTAAGAAAGGCTTACATGTTCGGCCCCGTGCCGATTTTGAACCATGCGGCGGGGCAACAGCCTCGCCGCTATCTTTTTGAAAGGAATGAAGTTTATGGCTGAATACAGCAACAGCGCAATTGTAACCGTTGCCGCTGGTCAGAATGTGCCTTTTACCGAGGAGGCAAACACAGGCAAGCCCTGCATTGTGCATCGGGAAGGCGCTGGGCTTGTGACTCTTCGCGGGCTTACGAACCAGTGCCGCGCGAAATTCAAAGTCTCCTTTGGAGCGAATATTGCTATCCCTACTGGTGGGACCGTGGAGGCCATCACGGCAGCGATCTCCATCAATGGTGAGGCGCTGAACGCTTCCACCGCTACCATCACCCCGGCTGCCGCAGAGGATTTCTTTAATATTTATGTTTCCGCTGTGGTGGATGTTCCCCGTGGCTGCTGTGTTACCGTAGCCGCAAAGAACACCAGTACGCAGCCCATCCTCGTTGCCAACAGTAATTTTATTGTTGAGCGCATCGCGTGAAAGGAGAACCGATATGGAATATCTGTATGACCTGAAAGAAAAGCTCTGCAAGGAGCTGGAGGAATATGCCCAGAAAAGCAACATGAACGCCGGGGACCTGGAGATGGTCCACAAGCTGACGGATACCATCAAGAACGTGGACAAGATTGTGATGCTGGAGGAGGGCGGTTACAGTCAGGCAGCCGACATGGACTCTCCTTCCAGCTATGCCAGAGGCTCCAGCTATGCCAACCGTGGCAAGCACTATGTCCGAGGCCACTACAGCCGGGACGGCGGCTACTCCCGTGACGGGCGCGGCGGATACAGCCGCGACGGCTACTCCCGTGCCCGCGGTTATTCCCGCAGTGAGGCGAAGGACTCCATGATGGAGCAGCTGGGCGCTATGATGGAGGAGGCATCCAATGACCGGGAGCGGGAAGCGATCCGGATGTGCATGGAGCATCTCAATCAGGAATAATTCCCACAAAACAAGGGGGTCGCTTGCATAGCGGCCCCTTTTGTTGTATAATTATTGTACAACTTGATAACAAGCTAGAGCGTTCAGCGCCAGAGTTCGGAGTGATCCGGGCTTTGGCGCTTATTTTTTTGAAATTGAGGTGAAATTGATATGGCAGCTGCAGAGGAGTCTATCCGCGGGAAAACCAGACCGGATATGTCCAGAAACGAGGGACTGGCTGGGCAGAC